GAAATAGTTTCTATAACAACACAATAGGAAATAGTTTCTATAACAACACAATAGGAAATAGTTTCTATAACAACACAATAGGAAATAGTTTCTATAGCAACACAATAGGAGATAATTTCAATAGCAACACAACAGGAAATAGTTTCTATAACAACACAATAGGAAATGGTTTCGTTAACAACACAATAGGAAATGGTTTCATTAACAACACAATAGGAGATAATTTCAATAGCAACACAATAGGAAATTATGTCACCAACAACACAATAGGAAATGATTTTAAGTACAACACAATAGGAAATAGTTTATTTAAAACTATTTTTGGAGATAACTGCCAATATAATACTATTTCAAATAAAATAAATGGTACTACATCAAATAAAATAATAACATTTGGAGATAGTATTACAATGTGTACTATTCAAGATTATGCATTTGGAGCATTAGCAGCAGATTTAGATTTATCAGCAGCAACTCATATTAGAGGAGCTTACAATACTACTATTTATCAAGATGCAACGCAAGGAGTAAAATTATCTTACATGGATGGTGGTAGTATTATAATAGTAGATGTAACAGACTAATATTATGACAAACGGAACACATTATATAGAACCAACAGGTAAGAAAGTGTATAAAGCCATTGTAACTCAATCAGGAAGTAACACAAGACAAACAGCATTAGTAACAAATTAAAAATAAAATAATAATAACCTTTAAAAAATAGAAATTATGAGTATAATACAATCAGTACCTTATCCTAATTATACTACAGTAGAGAGAGACGCTTTAACTAGTGTCCCTGTAGGATACAAAATTAACAATATAACAACAGCAAATACCGAAGAATGGTCTGGAGCAGAATGGGTATCAATAAAACAAGTAGCTGTAGGAATAGAGAATAATAATATAGCTTTATTGGCTGATGCTGATAACTTTGATGTAGCTGATGCTGATGGAAATAATGCTAGATGGACCGCTGGTTATTTTAATGGAACAGAAGGTGGATCTGCAGATATAAATACTACAGTAGCAGGAAAGGCTATGGTAAAAGCTACAGCAGATGCTACACCAACAGCAGCTGCATATGCAATATCAGCAAATAACCCAATAACTTCAAAATTCTTTACAATATTTACAGATGTTGATTGTACATTAGCTGTACCAGCTGCTAGTTGGGCTTCATGTGGATTAAGAATAAGTAAAACTATTTGGGATAATGATAATCAGATCTATATAGAGAGACAACAATCTAGTACTGGAGTAGGTAATAGAATTACAGTTGGTGCTATTTTCAATAGTTCAAATCAAGGAGAAGTCTCATTTACAACTATTGAAACTTCATTAGCATTTAAAATTGAAAGATGGAATAATACTTTTAGATGTTACTATAGCTTAACTCAATCTCCTGATGAAGTATGGGTATTATTAGCAGAATATGATGATCCTGATAATTATATGACAGATACAGTTACTTATTATTTAGCAGCATATACTCCTGGTAATGCAATAGGACAATCTGCTCAGGGAGATTTTGATAATTTTAAATTATACTTACCTTTAAGTAGTGTTATTGATAAATTAAACTTAATAGATGATAAGGCTGTAAATGGGTTAACAGGAGAATCAAATTCATTAGCTTATAAAGTCCATGAAATAGAACAGCATCTTCATAGTGGAGGGCGTTGGCTTGGTGCTACTGATGCTGGTGGAGTTGCTCCAGGTCTATTAACAAGTCTATTACCATTTATAGTAACATCAAATGCTAGTGCAAATACATATGGTACTGCTATACTTGTTCTTGATGGTACAGAAGATTATGATTTTAGTTTCACGCCAGTAAAAATAGATCCACATATGATTTTGATTCAGGAAGCAGAGGCTACTGCTACTTGGAAATTAAGATTTGCAAATTCTGGATGGGATGGTTCTGCTGATACTTATGCTGATATGGCTGCAGCTGTGGCAGCAAATAAATATACTGAAATTGTTATAAGGATAGATTCTACTAAAGCTTCTGCTGTAGCATTACCTATTCAAACAGCAAGAATGACTGTTGGTTCAAAACTATGGGTGCAAGTAATGAAAGATAATGCTGATGCTGAGTATATACATTTTTTAATTGGGGTACATGGTTATCAAGGATAATCAAAAACATTTATATAAAAGAACTATGATAAAGATAATTATCGAAAGGCTAGATAGAATACTAGCAGTTAGTAGTGGAGTAGGAACAGGAATTGTCTATAATATAGATACCAGAATACACACCATTGGAGTAATTACTTTTAATGGATTTATAATCCAATGCGTATCAACAGTATTCTTAGCAATTCTTGCTGGTATTGGTGGTTGGATTGGTGGTAAAATCATAAAGTCTATTCATAGAAAGTTATCTAAAAAGAAGTGGTATTGTAAATTGTTTAATATAAAAATCGAAGAAGATGAAGAAAAGTAAATTTAAATTGAGTTTAAAACATTACATGAAACCTACTCCTTCAATGTGGAGAAGATTAGGTGATTCATTATTAGCTGTTTCAGTATTTATTGGTGGTAGTGCTTATGCATTAGATTATCATTGGATTGCAATAGCAGGTTTCTCATTGGCTATAATTGGTAAGTTCTTGACTAACTTTTTTGCTGTGGAAGATGAATAAAATAAAAGCAGATATGGAAGATGTTATTATAACTCCAAAAAGAGGTTGTTTGGTAGTAGGTCATTGTAAGGGTGCCCCAGGTGCTATTAGTGAACATATGGGAAGTGAATTTGATCATGGTATAACTATAATCAATAGACTTCATGGAAAGTATGATTCATTAACGTATGATAACTTTGATAAAGGATATACTAATACCATTATCAATGATATGGCTCCTAGAACTAAAGATTACATCTTAGGTTTAGAATTACATTTCAATGCTTTTAGTAAAGAGTCTGCTAATGGATGTGAAGCTTTATATTGGCATACAAATAAAAAAGCTAAAATGATAGCTGAATTTTTTTGCGAACAATTAGAGATCAAATTTGGGATTAAGAATAGAGGCCCTAAAGCTATTTCTAGTGCATCACAGAGAGGATATGCTGCATTAGCTTATCAGAAGCCTACATATTTAATATTAGAACCTGGATTTGGAACTAATATATCTGATTCTAGTAAATTAGGAACAGTATCTGGTAGAAATTTATATTCAGAAGTTATAGATGATACAATGAAATATGGATTATCAATATTATGAAGAAGTACTTAGATAAAATACCATATATAGTCATTGCAATCTTACTTGTGATAATTATTCTTATGAAAGAATGCAAGAGATGTCCGGAGGTTTCTATTCCAGATCCAACGGTCATTACCACAACAGACACTATATATGATACTTTATTGGTTGAAAGTAATGTCTATATTCCGGTCCCGGGTCCAATTACTTATGTCGAGATTCCACAGGATGTAGATACTCCGGCCATACTTGCTACTCATTTTTCTAAATATCCATACAATGATACATTAAAGAATGATAGTATAGCATTTATAGCTGTATTTGATACTATTTATCAGAATAAAATTTATAATCGGAGGTGGGAATACAAGGACTTGACGCCGGCTGTCATCAATCAAACGAACATAATATACGATACGTGTCAACAATGCAGTCAATTTAATTTAGGTTTCGGTGGCCTCATAGGCGGCTATACTGACAAGTTCGGTGTTGGTCCTAGTATTCTGCTTACCACAAATAAAAAGTCCTCATATAGCCTTTCTTATGACGTTGTGAATAAGATTGCTTATTTTGGAATTTATTGGAATATTAAATGAAGATAGAAAAAGGTATAGCATATCATCAAATGCCTGAATGTATGTATCAGGAAAATAATAGGTTTGTAAAGACTGAAAGATTTTCTCCTGTTATATATGGTAATGACTTGCCTGATGAAAGAGATCCGTTTCATGTTCCTGTAGAAGAATGGGATGAAAAAGAAATCGAACAAGGAATTATCAATGGCAAATATATTGTAGATGAAGTTTGGTGGAACAAACAATGGGATAGATGCATATATGGATATACAGTAAGATTTGCAAGAGAGAATGGAGATGATGTTACCATTACCGGCATGAATTATTTCTATCTTAATTTTTGGCCTATATATGCTAAGAAAAAAGGTGGAATAAATGTTAAGACTTTGACTAATCCTAGATTCACTGATGTAGATTATGAAATCTTTTGGAGAATAGAAGCTATGAAGTCTTTAGGTAAAGATGATCTATTCTATAAATCAAGACAGAAAGGTTTCTCAGAAAAAGGTGCTTGTATCATTGGATATAACTTTACATTCATTCCTTATTCAGAAAATCTTATTGTAGCCGGTAATGAAGAAGATAGTCAGAATACAATGGGTAAAGCTACTAGGGGATTAGATTATCTTATCAATACTCAGTTTTATCATGAAAGGAAAAAGTCTGCATCTGATTATTATATAGCATCTAAGTTTGGTAGTAAGATTAAACAGCTTACTGCAGGTTCTAATGGTATGCAATCTGTTTCTCGTTTTACTCCTTATTGGATAATGTATGAAGAAATAGGAAAGTGGCCTAAAGGATTAGTAAGAGCTATGAGAGAGTTCGTAGATGTATCTTTAATGAATGAGGGTGTTAAAACTGGTTATGCTATGTATATTGGTACTGGTGGAGACATGGACACTGGTGCTGCAGATATGGAATTGATGTATTATAATCCTGATCAGTTTAACTTACTTGAATTTGAAGATATTCTTGAATTAGAGCACATGAAGAAAAAAGAAGGATATGTTGCTGGATTTATACCTTCATGGAAATATGCTAAGATTGATAATGATGGTAATTCATTAAGGAATGAAAGTTTTAAATTTCATGAGGAAGAAGGTAAGAAAAGAAAGAAAGAAGCAGCTATTCTCTATTCCGTTAACAATCCATTATATCCACATCAAGGATTTATGGTTCCTAGTGGTGGCTATTTTGGAGAAGTAAAACAGGCTAAGTTAGTTGAAAGGAAAGCTATTATTCTTACTAACAGAAAAGAACAAATAGTTGAGGAAGGAAACTTATATTGGAAAGTAAAAGATGATTGGAATAGTGGTGTTTATTTTGAACCGGGACCTGATAAAAATGGAAAGACAACTGCTGTGATAACTGAACGTCCTAAGATAAATGAATTGACAGGAGAGCCTTATGAGAATTTATATAAGCAAGGAACAGACAGTTATGATAGAGATGAGGCTAATGCATCAACATCTTTAGGTTCTTCTATTGTAGGTCATGGATTTTTAGATTATGATAGTCCTAGCAATTATCCTGTTGCTAGATTAACAATAAGACCTGAGACATGGGAAGGTGGAGCAGAGAAGTTCTTTGAAGAAGTATTAAAGATGAATATTTATTATAATGCTATAAATCTTGTAGAATATTCTAATTTACGTATCTTTGACTTCTATAAAAATCATGGTTTCAATCATTTATTGAAAGAGAGACCAAAGTTAATGATCGCTAAGTGGATTCAAGACAGTAAGGTTGCAAATGATTTTGGTATCGACCCTAATACTAAGCATCATTGGTTAGCAGAGTTATCAGATCAAATGACAGAAGAATGGATAAACAATATATATGATATTGGAATATTATCAGCATTAGCAAAATTTAGGTATACTCCTGGTAGAGGAAGATATAATTGTGATATTACTATTAGTATGGCTTTATTAGCGGTATTATATCAAGATGAAATAGAACTTGAAGTAATTACAGAACAACAAGAACAAAGATATCAAGGGCCTGGAATTAAGTTTAAAAGAAGCGGTAACGCTTTTAAAGTAATGTAGTATGGAAGAAAAAAGAAAGACAAGACTAAGATTAAGTGATATAGATATGGCTTGGGCTAAGACCTATTTAAAGTCTGTATCAAATGCTGTTGGTGGTGGTGTCCATGACAGAGAAAGAGATATGACTTGTTGGAGTATGTTTTATTCTAAGATGAAGAATGAAACATATGATTATCTTACTAAGTATGGTGATTATGATATTCCTGTAAATGTAAGGTTTCATTCTATTGCTAAACCTAATATTGATTGGTTAGTTTCTAAGTATTTAGGAAATCCATTTAACTTCTCAGTAAAAACTATTGATAAGAAATCTTTAGATAATAAGTATCAGCAGAAGATTGATGCTTATGTAGAATCTATTACCCAAGGTATAGAATCTAAATATTTACAGATACAGACACAATTAGAACTTATTGCTAATAAGCAGCAAGAAATAAATATGCTTGCTCAACAACAGCCAGAGAATGAGGAAATGGCTAAGCAACAAGCTATGATACAGCAACAATTACCAATGATTAACTTACAGCTTACTCAACTTACAAATGCTCTTAAAAGGGAACAAAAACGTACTTCTGAGAAGATGGATAAGATTGATTTGTTGTCAAGATTTAAACCTAAAGATATGAGAGAAGATTTACTTCAGCGTAAACTTGTATCTTTTTATGAAGAAAATAATATTGGCAATATTCATAAATGGACAATGACAGAAAAATGTGTTACTGGAAAACCATATATATATGTTGATATTGTCAATGGTAAATTAACATATAAGTATTTACCTTCATATACAGTATTTCATCCAAAGAATGCTTCTATTGACAATATAGAAGATGGAGATTGGGTTGCTTATGAAGAATGGATGAGTTATGATCAAATAATTTCTAAGTTCGGAGATCAACTATCATTAAAAGATTTAGAGAAACTTGAATATATGTCTCCACATTATGGTAAAGACACTAATTCAACATTTGACACTTATTCAGATGATCGTGATGGTGCTGCTAATTATGTAAGCTCTTATAAGCCTAGTGTATCTAGAAATCAAATAAGAGTTCTTAATGTATTCTGGCAAGTAGAAGTAGAAATAGATTTTTTAAAATCTAAGACTTCTGATAATAAGTTTGAGCTTACTAAATTGAAAAAAGATAAGGATGATATTAAAGCGAATCAGAGAGTAGAGAAAAGATTTAAGTCTTATCTTATGCAGGGAACAATAATAATGGATTGTATTTATGCTGATGTAAAATTAAGAGATAAGCAATTTCTTAAAGTTGATGATTATGGTTGGAATCAGTTACCTATTATCGGAGATAACTTTGATGATATAGGTAGAGTTCCATATTCTATTATATGGGCTACAAAAGACTTGCAAGCATTATATCAAATCATTGAATACTATGAAGAATTATTATTGGTAATTTCAGGTGTTAAAGGTTTTGTTATGGATAAGTCTCAAATGCCTTCCGGAATGGATGAAAAGGAATGGGCTTATTATCGTAAGTTAGGAACAATGTTTATTGAAACCTATAAAAAAGATCGCAGACAACAGACAACATTTAATCAATTTGCTCAATATGATGATTCAGTACCGGCAAGTATTCAGTATTTAGGTATGATGAAAGATAGAATTCAAGCTAGAGTAGATCAAATTACAGGTGTTACAAGACTTGCTAGAGGTGAAACAGAACCTAGAGATGCTGTAGGGAATACTAAGCTTTCAGTACAAGCTACAAATATTATTGCAGATGTTTTATTTTGGGAGCATGACCAGATTGTAAGGAGAGCTTTAACAAGAGCTATGAATCTTTATGCAAAATTTATTGGGAAAGATGGCGAAACTTTTAGTATCTTTGACAGAACAATTGGAGATGTGGATATTATAAATATTCCAAAAGGATTATTAAATGGTGCAGATTATGATTGTTTAATAATGAATAACAATAAAGATGTTAGAGATATTCAAGAATTAAAACAAATTATAGGAGCTGAATATTCAAGAGGAAATGTTGATATGTCCGGTATGATTAAAGTTTTTCAATCAACATCAATAACAGAAATGAGAGTATTAGCAGAACAAATGGTTGAACAAGCACAAGAAATGCAACAAGCAGCACAAGCTAATGCTTTAGAAGGACAAAAGAGTATGATGGAGTTTCAAAATCAACTTGATCTTAAACTTAAAGAGGGAGAAATGAATCTTAAAAATATGGAAAATCAATTAGCTAAGTTAGAACTTGATCTTAAAGCTAAAGAGATTGAATATAAGAAAGACTCAGAAGATAAGAAAAGAGAATCAGATCAGTTTACTAAGATGATGGAAATTGCTACTGATATTGAAATGGAGAGAAATAGATTAGATGCTGAACAAAGAAGTACTGAGGTAGATCAGATATTAAAGAAAACTGAATTGCTAGTAAACTTAGCATTAGGTTCTCAAAAGAACTTAATTGATGATAAGAAGCTAGACACTACAGTAGATAAAAAGTAATTTATTGTTTAATTAAATATTATATTTTATGAAATCGAATGAAAATTTTGTTAGAGGTCCACAAGCTGAAGCTATGCAGTTAATGAAAGACCGTGTTTTAGTTAGAGTTATGCAAATTGAGCCTAAGAAAAAAACTAAGATTATTGTTCCTAATGCGGAGAATAGGGATGCTTATGATATTAGTGATTATCAAGGTTTCCACCCTGGGCTTGTAGAAGTTTTGAATGCTAATTCACCTGATGCTATTAATGCAGGTGTTGAAGATGGTGCTATTTATGCTATTTCTTTAAGAGTATTCAATCTTATTATGTCTGGACAGGCTGATACATTATATGTTGATAAAGAGCCTTTATGTGCTTTACATGCATCAGACTTATTATGTAAGATGAATTACTATCGTGAGAATTTCAAAAAAGGTAAAATCGTTAAAGCATTGAAATAATGGATGAGAAAATCAAATATATTACCCAAGAACAGCAAGATGCTATCATAGATGGTACAATGCAAACTGAAGAAGGCTTTAATTATATGGTTGGAACAGAAGACCAAATTAAAGCACAAGCTGATGGTGTAGATCCTAATGCCGGAGGTGGAGAAGGAGGTGGAGAAG